TCCCCGGCATTCACATCGTGACCTCTGAAGCCGGGGAGCCGACCTTCACGGGAGAGCGGTGATGGCGGATTACCCGGATCAAGACGAGGATCAGGGCATCACGGCCTATCACGGATCGCCGCATGAGTTCGATCAGTTTGATCTGTCCAAGATCGGCACTGGCGAAGGCGCGCAGGCCTACGGGCATGGATTGTATTTCGCAGAAGCGGAGCCGGTGGCGAAGGGTTATCGCGACAAGCTGGTTGAAGGAACATACAGAACCTCAACAGGAGAAACATTTGATCCGTATAAAAATCTTGAGCATATGAATATTAGGCTTGCGGCCTATAAGAACATTGACAACGCAATTGAACGCGCAAAAGGCCTTCTTGAAGACCAGCCTGAAAATGCGGATATGATCAATCGCGATCTTCAGAAGCTAAACGCTGCCAAATCTGCGCAAGCTGTACCGCATCAAGGCAGCATGTACGAAGTGCGCATCAACGCACATCCTGATCATTTTCTGGATTGGGATAGTCCGCTTACTGAGCAGAGCGAACACGTTCAAAACGTATTCAATAAGCTGGCGAACGAGGACGAAAAAAAATACGGAGACGGTGGCGGATTGCATTATTATGCAACCGATCCCGACAGCCATGCAGGATCATCCCTCTATCAATATATGGCGTCGCAGTTTGAACCGGACAAAGCATCAAAGATGCTGCACGATGCTGGCATCAAAGGCATCAAGTACCTCGACCAAGGTTCTCGCGGAGCAGGCGAAGGCTCTCGCAACTATGTCGTCTTCGATGACAAGCTGGTTACCACTAAGCGCCGCTATGCGGACGGGGGCGAAGTTTTCGGGTATAGTGATTTTGCGGCCTAGCCACGGGGCGCAGATCATCTCTCACAGTGGCACGGGGGACGCCCCGCAGTTTGGAGTGCGCGCAAAATGAATGAAATGGCAAAGAGCCTCCGGGCGAAGATGAGGGACAAGGCAAAGGCCATGTCCTCGCAGAAGGACAGCAAGACGGACAGCAGCGACTGGTCGCCCGCCGAGCCGCTGAACGCCGACGTCAAGACGGGCATGCGCCCGGTTTCGCGCCGCACGTACAAGACGGGCGGCAAAGTCGAGGGCGAGGCCTGCGCGCCGCGCGCCGATCGCAAGCCGCGCAAGTCCGGCGGCGAGGCCAAAGCGTGGATGAACGCCAAGATCAATCGCAACGTGAAGGACGCCAACGAGGAGCGCGAGGGCATCAAGCACGTCGGCGCTCTCAAGAAGGGTGGCAAGGTCGCAAAGAAGGCCGAGGGTGGCCCCGCCGACATGGCACCGGGCGCATCGTCCGGCATGGCAACAAAGAAGCCGGAAAACGTGTACCGCCCCGGTTATGACAAAGAGGCCGTTGACAAGGCCATTTCGTCTTCACGCCAGAAGATTGGGGGCAAGGAGGCTTCGGCCATCCACAGCCTGCTCAAGGGTCGCACCGGCAAAAATCAGGGTGGCGCAAAAGGCGGCTTCTCGACCCAGAAGGATGCCAGCGAGGAAATGAGCCCTGAGGATCAGGCTCGCGCCGCCGCAGCCGCCAAGGCCGCGCGTGATCGGGCGCAGCAGGAAGGCGCAGGCGTACGCAAGGCAGGCGGTCGCGCCAAAAAGATGGGTGGAGGCACACTTGCCGGCTTGCTTGGCGGCCTTGGTCCGGCTGCGGCTGCGGGCGCATTCGACGGCAAGGACGAGAAGAAGTCCGGCGGTCGCGCCAAGCGCAAGGATGGCGGCAAGGTCAACTACGGCCCGATGGAAATGCCCGACGGCAAGAAAGGCGCATCCGAGAAGGAGCAGCGCGCCACGGAAGACCATCAGAGGTCGCTGTCCAAGGCATCCCGCGGCAAGGCGCAGCAGTATGCTGACGGCGGTTACCTGAAGTTCAAGGGCGAGCCCGTGATCCCCGGCATGAAGAAGGGGGGCCGCATGGAGCGCAAAGCTGGTGGCCGCGCCAAGAAGCCCGGCACCAACGTCAACATCGTGATCCAGACCAAGCCGTCCCCCGCAATGGGCGCAGCGCCGGGCATGGACGCGGGGCCGATCAAGCCTCCGGGCGCTGTGCCTGTGCCCGTGCCGCCCCCGGGCATGGGCGCGCCCCCGATGGGCGGCATGCCCATGCCTCCGCCCGCCCCGCCGCTTGGTGGCGGCCTGCCGGGCGGTATGCCCCCGATGGCGCGCAAGTCCGGTGGCCGCATCACCAAGATCGCCAAGTCCTACAAGGACATGGAGGCGGGTGCCGCCGGCGGCGAGGGTCGCCTGCAGAAGACCGACATCGCCAAGAGCGGCAAGGGCGCGCCGACCTATAAGAAGGGCGGCAAAGTCTACAGCTCCTACAAGGACATGGATGCGGGCGCTGGGTCCGGCGAAGGCCGGCTCGAGAAGAGCGAGATCCAGAAGCGCATGCACTGACCACTGCGACCGGCGGCCTCTCCCACCGCCGGTCGTTTCATTTTGGGAGAAAAAAGGAGGGGTCTTTTTGCTGACAACGAGCATGGTCTTCAAGACCGAGCTCGAACGCCTGCTGCACAAGGCGGCTGCCGAGCAGGCTGAGATCATCACGGCACCACACGCCATTGTTGATTTTGCAGCCTACAAACACCACGTCGGAGTGATCGCGGGTCTCAGGATGGCACTGGAGCTGTCCGAAGAGGCACAATCGATCATCAACAAGCGCGAAAGGGGCGCGTGAATGTTCAACATAGCAATGCTGCATGAGAAAGATCCGAAGCAGGTGCTTCTGGATAAGGTGGGGCCGGTTGCAGACCGGCTCAATATTCTGAACACGCAGGTCTTGGTCGCCGTCTACATCCGGCCAGAGAAGACCAAGGGCGGGATCATCTGGACTGACGCAACCCGCGACGAAGACCAACACCAGTCAAAGGTTGGCTTGATCCTGAAGAAGGGGCCGACGGCCTTTGTCGAGGGCGAGGAGAAGAAGTGGTTTGGCGACATTACGTTCAACAACCACGATTGGATCGTTTTTCGCCCCAGTGATGGCTGGCCCGTCACGATCAACGGTGTCCTGTGCCGGATGATCGAGGATGTGTCTGTGAAGATGCAAATCCCCCACCCCGATGACGTCTATTGAGGTAAATCACAATGGCAGAGAAAGACGATCATGTCGAAATCGAGCTGGATGAGCCGATTATTGACAAGAAAGTCGATGAAGACGACCTCGTAATCGAAAAATCAGACGAAAAATTAGAAAAAAACGTAGAAAAGAAGACGATTGACCCCGAGGACGGCATCAACGACCTCAAAATCAAGCTTCAAGAGGAGCAGCAGCGGCGCTTTGAAGCCGAAAACCGCGCTCGAGAAGCAGTTCAGCGCCAATATCGGGCTCAAAGTGAGACCGAAGACGCCAATTTCGCCCTTGTGGAGGGCGCGATGCGTACGCTTTCGGAAGAAAGTGAGCTGATCAAGACCCAATACAAGGAAGCACTCGCGATCGGCGACTATGACAAGGTCGCCGACCTTCAAGACGCGATGGCTGAGAACAAGGTGCGCCTCTCCGAGCTTCGAAGGGGTCACGAATACATGAAAAACCAGCGCGAGGCAGCGCGGCAGCAGCCACCGGAGCCGCAATACACGGACCCGGTGGAGGCACTCGCCGCGCGCCTGTCGCCCCGTTCGGCTGACTGGGTGCGCCGCAATCCTGACTACGCGAAGGACCAACGTCTCTTCCAGAAAATGGTGGCCGCACACCAGATGGTCACCGCCGATGGCGTCCAGCCTGACACTGACGAGTATTTCGAGGCGATCGAGAGCACTCTGAAGATGCGCAGGGAGCCGGAGCGGACGCAGCAGAAGGCTGAAGAGCCCGACCCGTCATCGGAGGCTGCAAAGCCCGCGCAGAGGCGTACGCCGCCCCCCGCTGCGCCTGTGTCGCGTTCTAGCGGCACGCCCGGCAACAGGCCAAACGTCATCCGCTTGACAAGGGCGGAAGTCGAGGCCGCGCGAGACATGGGCATGACCGAGCAGGAATATGCCCGCAACAAACAACTCCTTCAGCGTGAAGGCAGGATCTGAGGAAGAACATGAGCAGTTTCAGAAAAATGACCAATGAGGGCGGCCCCGCTGTCGCCTCCCCAGCCGTCTCGACGTCCCCCAGAGCGCCTGACAGGCCGGACCCGAGGGAAGAAGACCCCCGCGCCCGCGCCGCCCGCCGCGCTGCGGAGATCCGCGAGCACAGTGGCGGCATCGACGAGGGGACTGACAAGTTCTACGTCCCCCCGCATGTGATCCCTGATGGGTGGACCTATGAGTGGAAAACCCTCACCGTCCTGAACGCTGAAAACCCTGCGCATCAAGTCGAGTTGGCGCGCAGGGGGTGGGAGCCGGTGCCTGCGTCGCGTCATCCGGAAATGATGCCCCACGACTGGAAGGCCAAGATCATCACCCGCGACGGCATGATGTTGATGGAGCGCCCGAAGGAGATCACGGACGAAGCCCTGAGCGCCCGGTTTCGAAGGGCGCGCCAGCAGGTGCGGGCCAAAGAAGAACAGCTCTCTGCGGCCCCCGCTGGCCAATTCGAGCGCGCCAACAAGGATTCCTCGCTGGTGAAGGTCAAAAGAAACTACGAGGCCATGCCGATCCCGGAAGAATGAAACGCATCGAGGCCGCCTTTTGGCGGCCTCTTTACATTCCGTTTTTTGTCTGTATTATTCGCGGTCAAGATCCCCGGCGTGATCTTATTTCCTCTCCCCCGGCGTGGAGAGATAAACCAAACCCCGGTTCTTAATCGCCCCGGCGCGCGATGACGGACTAATCCTTGAAAAAGAGGGCTCCGTTATGCCCAATCCAAACGCGCCTTTCGGCTTTTCTCAGTATTCCGGCACGGGCTCCGCTCCGACCTATGAGCAGGTTTCGGTGCAGATCGCCTACAACGCTTCCGCAATTTACTACGGCGACCCCGTAGAGCCTGACGCCAACGGACAGGTTACCCGTGGTGACGGAACGACCGCCGCTGAGGGTATCGCGGGCATTTTCGTCGGCTGCAAGTATCTCTCGGTTTCGCAGAAGCGCACCGTGTGGTCGAACTATTGGCCCGGCACGGACGTCGCCTCGACCCAGACGGTTGAGGGTTACATTATCAATGATCCGACCGCCAAGTTCATCGTTCAGTCGGATGTGACGGGTCTTACGCAGACCGCCGTCAACCTCAACATCGGCTACACCATTGGTACGGGCAGCGCTGTGACCGGCCTCTCGGGCGCATTCGTCAGCGGCGCTGCTGTGACCGCTACGCTTCCCTTCCGCGTTATCGGCCTTGTCCTTGATCCGCCCGGCGCGCCGGGGACGGAGACCGTGGCGGGCGGTTACGCTTCGGGCGCATATAACCGCGTGATTGTCGCGTTCAACAACGTGACGACTAAGAACCAGACCGGCGTCTAAGAGGAGTAAGGACCAATGGCTGTCAATCTTTCGGCTATTAAAGACCTTCTTCTGCCCGGTCTCCGCGGCATTGAAGGCAAGTACGAGCAGATCCCGTCGCAGTACGACAAGATCTTCGCGAAGCACAATTCAAAGATGGCCCTCGAACGTACCGCTGAAATGCGTTACCTTGGCTACGCGCAGCTCAAGACCGAGGGTGGCCAGACCGCGTTCGACAACAACGCCGGCGAGCGTTTTGTGTACAACCAAGAGCACAATGAAATTGGCCTTGGTTATGCCATCACGCGCAAGGCCATCGACGACAACCTCTACAAGACCCAGTTCGCGCCGTCGAACCTTGGCCTGATCGAGTCTTTCTCGCAGACCAAGGAAATCTACGCTGCAAACGTCTTGAACACGGCCACGACCTACAACGCCAACATCGGCGGTGACGGCAAGGCGCTCTGCGCCACCGATCATCCAATTGATGGTGGCACGGTCGCGAACAAGCCGACGACGGATGTCGAGCTGAACGAATCGACGCTTCTCAACGCGATGATCTCGATCCGCACGAACTTCAAAGATCAGGCCGGCCTCAAGATCTTCGCGCGTGGTCGTCGTCTGGTGATCCCGCCGCAGCTTGAGCCTGTTGCGATCCGCCTTACGAAGTCTGAGCTTCGTCCGGGCACGTCGGACAACGACGTCAACGCGATCATGATGACGGCGGGTGGCCTCTCCGAGGGCTACATTGTCAACGATTACCTGACGGATACCAACAACTGGTTCCTCCTGACGAACATCGATGGTCTCGCCTACATGGAGCGAGTGAAGTTCGAATCCGACATGCA